ATGTTACACTTCGAGAAGATAGTAAAGCAAAAGGTAGGTGGGAAACCAATCATGGTGGTGAATACTTTGCAGCGGGTGTAGGCGGTTCGATCACAGGACGAGGGGCCGATTTGCTTATTATCGATGATCCACATACTGAACAAGATTCAATGTCTGATTCAGCAATGGAACGTGCATACGAATGGTACAGTTCAGGACCCAGACAACGTTTACAACCTGGAGGAAGAATTTTAGTTGTAATGACTCGTTGGGCCACCGATGATTTAACAGGAAGACTCATCAAAGCACAATCAGAACCAAAAGCAGATCAATGGGATATTATAGAATTTCCTGCCATACTTCCAAATGATATTCCTGTATGGCCTGAGTATTGGAGTAAAGAAGATTTAGATTCTGTAAAAGCTTCAATCTCAACAAAAAATTGGAACGCACAGTATATGCAGGACCCAACTTCAGAAGAGGGTGCAATTATAAAACGTGAATGGTGGCAAGATTATAATAAGGAACAACTTCCAAAACTGCTCCACGTTATACAATCTTATGATACTGCATTTTCTAAAAAAGAAACTGCTGATTATTCTGCTATTACAACCTGGGGAATATTTGAACCTATTGAAGGGTACGAAAAATGTATTATTTTATTAGATGCTATGAAGGGTAGGTATGACTTTCCAGATCTTAAGAATGTAGCATTAGAGCAATATCATTATTGGGAACCTGAGACTGTTATCGTTGAAGCTAAAGCTTCAGGACAACCACTTATACACGAACTAAGACGTGCCGGTATACCTGTAATTGATTATGTACCTGCTAGAGGAAGAGATAAACATACACGTATAAATAGCTGTGCTCCTATATTTGAGTCTGGTATGGTGTATGCGCCATTAGATGAACATTTTGCCCAGGAAGTAATTGAGGAATGTGCAGCATTCCCTAATGGACAATACGATGACTATGTTGATTCTATGACCCAAGCTGTGTTAAGATATCGACAAGGTGGTTTTATTTCAACGTACTCGGACGATTGGGATGACCCACCAATGAAAATTGAAAAAGAGTATAAATATTATTAGGAGAATTTATGCCAAAATTAGAGATTGGAAAATATCAAAACCCCAGAGGAGATAGAACAAAAAAATCTATTGATGAATATGTTAGAGGAATGGGAAAAAAAAGAACTTTTCAATATAAAAAAAATGATAGAGGAAAAATAATTAAAATTCCAATGCTTACAGGTGGCCAAGCGAAATTAGATAAAAATAAAAACAATAGAATTGATGCAGAGGATTTTAAAATGCTTAGAGCTGGTAAGAAAAAAGGTGGTATGTTTAAAGGTTACTCTAAACCTTTTCAAACTGCAGCTGGTCCTGGATCAAAAGGAACTAGCACAATCGTTGCTGTAAAACCAGGTGCTAAAATAAAAGGTCAAAGAAAAAAATTTAAATCAATGGATGAGATGAGAAAAGCAAAAGGTTTTAAACCTGGAGAGTCTGCTGCAGATTTTAATAAAAGAATGGATTTAAAAAAGGGTGCTTTGAGAGCAGCTAAAGCAACTAGAATAGGAAAAATAGTTTTACCAATCGCAGTATCAGGAGTTGGTGCTATTCAATATTTAAAATCTAAAATGAAAAAGAAAGACAAAAAAATGGGTGGTGGCATGATGAAAAAATATAACAAAGGTGGTGGTGCTGACACTGGCAAAGTTGGAGAAATGAAAAGTAAACTTAGTGTTTTAAGTAATAAGCTTAGAAGACAAGGCAAGAGACTTACAAAAAGAGATGGGGAAAAAGCTGGTGACATAGCAGGTTCTATCGTTACATACAATTTTCCAAAAAAAAATCTAAAATATAATAGAGGTGGAATGTATTTAACTGATGAAAAAATTAAAAAAGTTTTTCCTCAAACAGATGCTAAAAGAAGAGCTAACATTTCACAATTAGTTGGAGGAGATAAAGTATCTCCTATGAAAAAAGAAAGATTCACTGCAGGTCAAAGGGCTAGAAGAAGAGATATGTTAAAAAATATTGGAAAAAAAATAGCCAAAACAACTCCTATGGGTTTAGGTATAAAAGCAGGAGAAGTAGCAAAAAAAATTAAAGAAAAAATGTCTAAAAAAATGGGTGGTGGTATGATGAAGAAACCTATGGGTTATGCGATAGGTGGTCCAACATATAGTAAAGAGTTATATAAAAAATTAAGACAAGAGTCTGTTGGTGTTGGTAAACCTACATCGAAAAATACTCCTATGCAAAACCGATCATCCGTGGCTCCAAGTAAAAAAAAAGAAATAAAAACACAAAAACAAAAACTAAAAAGTGCAAGTATTGAAGCATTTATTGAATCTACAAAAGATAAAGTTAATCCATTAAAAGGTGATAGAGTTGCGGGTAGAGGTGAAAGAAGAATGATCACTGAACCTGGTAAAGGAACATATTTATCAACTAGAGGAACTACTGGAAGAAATTGGAGAGCAGGAAAAGATAGGATTGATGAATTTGTAACTAGTGGAGATGCAGAAAAAACTTATAAAAGAACAGGACGATTATTTACTAACTATTCAGGCAAAATGATGGGTGGCGGAATGATGAATAAGCCCATGGGTTACAAATCTGGTAAGTCTATAAAAGTAAAATGCAAACTAGGTAGAAACAAACCTACAAAAATGTATTAGGAGGGACAATGTCCCTTACGAATATTTTACGAGGGATCGGCCGAAGGATTCTTGGTGGTAAAAAAGAATCAGCAACACCGACCACCGGAACACAACAAAAACAAATAACTTATCAACCAAAGCCATCACAAGCTCAGGGTCAAGAGTTAGCTACACAAGAAATAAAAAATCCACCCATAGTTTTAAAAAAAACACAACCTTTACAAATGGGTGATGACATAGCTCCAGGATTTGGATCATCTACTTATGATTGGGTAATGAGAAAAGGTAGAGGTCAGTACACAGCTGATGAGTGGTTAGATCACTTAACATCTACTAGGAAAGTAAATTTTAAGGTATTTGGTAAACCATCAACAAGAATTGAAAGAGCTGAAAAAAAATTTAAATATGATTCAGGACCCTTTGCAGGTAAAGAGGTAAATATTTCAAAAGAGGAATTGTTTGATACTAACGTAGCTGTATTTGATCAAGGAGGTAATTTAACTGGTGGTTTGTTAGCTGCAGCTAAAAAATTTGGAATAAAATTAGATGCTAATGAAATTGGTGCAATGATAAAATTAAATCCTATGAACAGATTAAAACCAGTTGAGTTAGGTAGACCATCAGGTGCAGGAGATAAATTTGATAACACTGTAAAAATACTTGGAGATAGATTACAAGCACTTAAAGTAAAATACAGAAACGATGATGATATAGTTAGACAGCTCAGTGAGGCTCAGTTTGAACTTGTTGCAATTAAAAATGGTGAGATGGGAAAAGGAGCTTTTAGAAATTTAAATCAAGCTTTAAACCTTGCAAAGGCTAGACCTAATTTTGATCCATCACAAAAATTAGTTTTGAATAAATTAGAAGGAGAATTAAACTCTGCGGCAGCTCCACTAAGAAGTACAAAAACATATTACGGTAATGAAAGAAGTTATACACTTGATGGAGGTACTAATTACAGAGAAACAATCATGACACTTCCGGAAGAAATTGTAACAAACAGTAGCCCATTTAACAAAGGGGGTCACTTTACAGAGGTTCTTGACGATGCAACAAATAATATTTATCACATAAGATTTGATACAAGGTTTACTCCTGATGGTAAAAAAGTATTTATGATTAACGAAATACAATCTGATGTAAACCAGAGTATTTCAAAAGGTCTTCAAAAGTTTGAACAACTTGATGGTTTAAAAAGAATTAACCCTTTCCAAAAAGATATTGAGATAAAATTACTTACAAACGAAAGATCAAAACTTGTTTCTTCTATGCAAGATGCAATTGAAAAAGTTGATGTATCTGCACAAATTGCCATATCTAATCAATTAGCAAAGACAACACAAGCTATACAAAGGATGACAGGTAAAGGTGGAACTAAAGATTATTTTCCGATGGTTGAGAATGTTGATTATGGAGACCATGCACTTAAGTATTTGCTGCAAAGAGCAGCACGAGAGAATGTTGATTACGTAGCCGTTGCCCCGTTTGACAAATTAAGTTTTCGTCAAGGATATAAAGCGGGTAATGAAAGATTTTATGGTTATGCAAATGGTAAAGGAATAAACAAAAGCGGCTCTTCAATAATGCCAAATGTTATGAAAAGAACAGCAAGACTCTATGGATCAAAAGCAGGACCCACTAAAATATCTTTATCTGATCCATCAAAACCGTACAAAAAAATAAGAGAAGATAAATTTTCATATCCTGATAGTCACAAATTGAAGGGTAAAAAAATAAAAAGCATATATCATGAGGATGCTATAGATGCCACTGACCCTGGAAAAGCAGGTGCTGGTTATACATTTATTGAATCATCTAATCCTGCCTTGTATTTTGATGCATTTGCGATTAAAGTGACTCCACTAATGAGAGGTACACAAAAAACCTACAAGAAACTCGGTGGACTTGTAGTAGATATGTTTAAACCAATAAGGTACAATTAATTATGGCAATCGAAAAAGTAACAGAAGAAATCAAAGAAGAAGATATTCAAGAACAACAGGAAGGCTTACCTGTAGACGTAGCAGTTGAAGGTGAAGAAGAAATGATTGAGGAAAGACCTCAAGATGATTTCAATGCAAACTTAGCAGAAAACATGGACGAGCGAGAGCTTAAAGACATGGCTATGGAGCTTATTCAAGAATACAAAAAAGATAAAACTTCTAGAAAAGAATGGGAAGATGCATATATTAAAGGATTAGATTTATTAGGCACAAAGTATCAAGAAGTTACAAAACCATTTAAAGGTGCATCTGGTGTCACTCATCCGTTGTTAGCTGAATCTGTAACGCAATTCCAAGCACAAGCTTATAAAGAATTAGTTCCAAGTGATGGTCCAGTAAGAACCCAAGTTGTAGGTGCAGTAACACCGGCCACCGAAGCCCAGGCAGATAGAGTCAAAGACTATATGAATTATTTGTTGATGGAGGAGATGGAAGATTACACAACTGACATGGATCAAATGTTATTTTATCTACCTCTATCAGGATCTACATTCAAAAAAATATATTATGATGCAATGCTAGATAGACCTGTATCAAAATTTATTCCAGCAGAAGATTTAGTAGTTCCTTACTACGCATCTGATTTAAAAGATTGTGAAAGAATTACTCACGTAATTAAAATGACAGCTAATGAAGTTACAAAAAAAATGGCTGCAGGGTCTTATAGAGATATAGACTTAATTGATTCTAACAGTGAACCTGATCAAGTACAAAAAAAATTAAATGAGCTTGAAGGGGTTAAAGGAACAGGGTCAGATTATTTACATACAATTTTAGAAATGCATGTAGATTTAAATTTAGACGACTTTGAAGATTTTGATGATAGAGCTAAAAAAATTAAAATACCTTACATTGTAACTATTGATGAAGGTTCAGGAGAAATTTTATCTATTTATAGAAATTACCAAACTGATGATCCATCATATCAAAGAATAGAATATTTTGTTCACTATAAATTTTTGCCTGGTTTAGGTTTTTATGGTTTTGGTTTAACTCATATGATTGGTGGCTTGTCTCAAGCAGCAACACAATCACTAAGACAACTAATTGATGCGGGTACTTTAAAAAATTTACCTGCTGGATTTAAGTCTAGAGGTATGAGAGTAAGAGATGATGATCAACCGATACAACCTGGAGAGTTTAGAGATGTAGACGCACCTGGCGGAAACATCAGA